GACTGTCGTTGTTGAACTACTTACTCTGTCAGCATGAGTATTGAAAGTCCATCCGCTTTTTATTTGTAGTTTTTCTGCTGAGGTAACTTGTATGGCAGATGCACTTTCATTCTCTACATTGTCCTGTCCTGTTGCTGTGCCCGTGTAGTCCAATGAAAAATATTGTCCTAACCATATTGAAGGTGTTGTAGTTTTATACTTGAACCCAGGTCGTAGTCCACGATTATGTTTTAGAACCGTGTCTATGAGAGTACCATTATCTCTCCAACTACCTTGTTTACCAGCATTCCTTTCAGCAACAACATTGAATTCTGAATCCTGATGAGATATTACTTGGAATGTACCGCCACTAGATACTGCACAAGAAATGCTAACTGGGTTACCATCTTCTGCTGTGTTTGCCGTACAGATGAGTTCTTCGTAATCGCCTGTAGTATTATAGACCTTTAGTTTACTATCATTAGGATCATAACGAATGGCGACCGTTGAGTTACCCTGACTCAAATCGTAATCTCTAGCAAGGTCAAACCCATGAGTAACATAAGGAGTTGTGCCGTGTTTTATACAAGTACCATCACCATCTGTTGCGTCTGCTAAAACAATTGCCTTACTCCAATAAGTATTGTGACCAGCATTTGTTGGTGTGTAAGCACTACCACCTTCTCCCCAAATACCCAACCAAACTTCGTTACCACCTGGGTTCATTGTAAACTCAAGTTGCTCACCTTTTCTTAGTTGGTGACCATAATAGTATGGGTTGTTGGCGTTATTAGCAGTCGCAGCAATAGGACCAGGCAAACTATTAACCGTGCCTGGTGTATGGTGATACTGGAAAAAACTATCTTTATTTGTGACTAGTGGCGTTCCCGCACCATCAATTCTATAATTGTTTGATGGTGCAAGTTCGTGTGTAATGGTTGGTAATGTATTATTGACATTACCACCAGCACTAATGATAATGGGCTGACCATCTTCCGCAGCACTTGCTTGTGTAATGAGAATTTCGTAATCGGAATAGTTCCTGAAAAGTTTTAGTTTATTATCAGAACTATCATATCTCAATATGAATTCATCTGAATCTTCTACGATTGTAAAGTCAGTAGGTAAATCAAAACCTTTTGTGGTAGTGTCATTTGCACCAAAATCAAGCTTGGCATCATCAAAGTCGAGTTTCTTATCCCAGTACGTCTTATCAACAATGTCGGAAGTATCATAGGGCCCAGTGGCGTTCCACTTACCAACATGAACTCCGCCCGGATGTGTCCATCGCAACTGCTCTCCAGCACGCAACGGTTTGTGGTATTGGAAAGGACCATTAGTATATGTTGGTGTGTAATTGCTGACTTGTGAACCTAAACCACTATTTGCATCACCAGGAACACTAAACTGTTGATACCAGGGTGTTCCAGTTGATAGTTCTTGACCAAGATCAATATCTACTATCTCACCAGAACCTGGGAACTGAACAGCAATAGCCGATGTTGCAATGCCCGCGTTTAGGGCAACTGCTAACTTTACAGGGTTGCCATCTAGATCAGCATCTTTCGTTGCAATGATGATTCCTTGATCTTCGTCAAAGATATCCATAGAGTTATCTGTATGATAACGGAAAGATACTCTTGAACCAGTACCACTGCCTGCCTTAGGATCGTCCCAGTTGCCTTCAGTAGAATCATAGTTTGGGTTGTTTGGATTGAATGAGAACCCTGTACTCAAAGAACTCCAAAAGGCCTCGTCGTTACCCATTCTCACATTCCAGTCAAAGTTTTGAGTCTGTTCCACATTAGAAATACCCGAACCAGCATTAGAAGCTTTCCATTGACCTATGGAGTATTGTGTACCGACTGAACTTGCAATGGTGTACATGAACTTTTGTCCAGGGCCGTAACCATCTCGCATTTCCCATACATCTTCAGCGTGCGTAGTGTTGTTGACTGCTGGGCGATTAACTCGCCAGTTGTTCCAAGGCTTAGGATTATCCACATGATGATGTACAAGTGTCCAACCATAATAATATGGATTTCCCCATTGTTCCATCACATAAGAATCATCACCTCTTCCATGTAACCATTTACCATTACCATCAAGAGCAGTTGACCCTTCTACTATTCTAGATCGAACACCTTGTGCAACTTCTTCAAGATGCATTTTGTTTGTGCCATGCTCATAAACCAATCTCAAATCTCTACCTTCCATCTCATAATCGGTTCCGGTCTCCATTTGAATATAGCCACCAGCATTAGAACCTGATCCATCAGTACCATCTAGAATGATATTGTCACCAGCATCAGCCCCACCACCATTTGTTCCATTTAAAATAAGTTTTCCGTTGACGAATACTCCATTAACCCCTTGACCAACATCAAGTTCTGCTTGGTATTTAAAATTAATACGCCATTCCCAATTATTACCATCCCAAACACCAAGACCATTACCAAAATTACGATGCCTCGATCCTGTTTGGGATGGCTGAGTCCATCGAATTTCTTGACCAGGATATATCTTTTGACCAAATTTTACATATTCAGTATCACCTGGTAATGCCATCCTACCAGCATGCCTAAAGGAAGTATCTTCCCAAGGCAAATAGGGCACAATTTGTACGTGGCCTTGGATACCAGTATTGATGGTTTGACCCGTAATGTGATTGAATTCAGATGCGTACCATACAGGACTTGGGTTACCATTAACCTCAAAGGTGAAATTCCACGGAAGATTTGCATAAGACACTGCTTCTGCACACAACATATAGAAATTAACACCATTACCATCCAAGTTACTGTCTTTAGTAAATAACACTTCCTGATCTGTTTCATCAAAAATATCAAAACTATTATCAGTATTGTATCGGAAAGAAATAGTACGACCACCCATGTCATTTGTTACCAAACCATGAGAATATTGTTGTGCTTTAGTGTTGATTGTAAAATCAGTTTTATTCGTAAAACGGCCATTGTCCATAATATGGATTGCCGCATTTTGTTGATCTTCTACCGTTGCCTGACCTGATGAAGAACCTGTATAGTCTAAACTAAAATACAAATTTTGTGCTAAACCAGAAGGAATAGTAACAGTTGCCTTTTCTGCTTTGTTCAATTTTCTACTGGAATATTTGAATACAGAATCTTCTGTAACACCATTACGAAAATCATCATCTACTATATCACCAGCACTTGCTTCTGCTACTAGTGACCAAGGATAAACTCTATGAGTAAGTGGAGGTAAAGTTCCAGAAGAATTATCCGTGTCATCTTCTTGAGCAGTAACCGCTATCGTTATTGGATTACCATCTTCAGCAACATTTGCTGTTGTTATGATAGTTTCTCGACCAAAAATTAAGTCATACAATTTTAGTTTGTTATCTTCCTTATCATAACGTAAACACAGTGTACTCATTGATGAGTCTAAATCAAAGTCACGTCCAATATCAAAACCAGTGGCCGCCTGGGCATGAGAACCAGCACCGATATTTTCACTATCAGCTACCATCCATACTCTGATCTTCTTTTCCCAATTACTCTTATTGTGTATGGTTTCACCTGTCAGTGATGTTCCACCATTCCATTTACCTATATGAATATGTTTATTCGGCGAAGCAGCTCTTGTACTCCAAACAAGTTCTTCACCAGCCCGTAATTGTTTACCCCAATAAGTAGGACCATTATCTGTATCGTGAGTATATGTACCAACGACACCACCAGTATTTACATATTGATATTGTGGTGCTGGGAATGTGACACTTGTACCATTTACCAGATTAGTAACATCAATATCAACAGTAGAGGTATCATCTAGTGTTAGGGTCATGGTGTTGCCAGATACAGCACCACTTACAACTGGATTGCCTGCACCACCTCCACCTGTACCACCGTGGTCTACGGCACGGGTATCAACACTCAAGAATGTATTGTCTGACCTCTGAATAACTGTGTTGAGGTCCTCACTGATAAAGTAGTCACCAGTTTCACCTCGTAGGAAATTGACTTCGGTATCACCAGCAGCTGGTTCTAAAGCATACTTTACATTTTCTAACCTGAAACTAACAACAGATGTACCACCAGTAGATGATAGACCTGAACCACCCTCATCACCTTCCTCTTCCTCAATAACGTGACCCAATATAACATTGAGTTTATCTACGACAACTTGATGTCCACCACCAATACCGTCCGCCAATACAACATCTACTGCGATAAGGTTTCGGTCAGTGTCCCAATTTCTCGTCCACCATTGCCAGAAGTTTACGTTACGAATTTCCCAAAAGTCAAAACCCCTTCGTTCTGTTTCTGGGTTGTTCCGAATACTAACCTTACCTACCCGTTCACTGATAGCTTCCAAGTTACCTAGTGGGTGCGTACCTGTTCGTCGTGCCCTTCTTTCAAAGACCACGCTCATGTTATCTCTTGTTCTTCTGACTAGAAATTTTCTTGACATTAGTTTAACCCTGCCAATACTGAACTATCGTTTACAATCATATCTGCTGTGGAGTTGACTTCAAAGTGACCCCACCCTCTTTGAGAATGTGCATCCCCAACATAAACTGGGAACACAAATGTTCTTTCTTGTTCCACACCAGCGCCGTCACCAAGTTCCTGTGCTGCGACTGTCTGTTGGAAGTTGTATGCCTGGAAGTGATCCCCACACAATAACCCCGTACCATCGTCCGTTGTTGCTGTTTCTAACTCTATCTTATAGTTAGTATCATTGTAAGCCCCAGGCCAATCACCTTGCCCCATATCTACTCCTATCTCAAAAATAATTTTATCACCATCTGTTTCGTCTAATACATAGTCACCATCTTCCAATAGTATTCTATATTCTTCTACTATCGTGGCATCTTCTAATACAGGATCATCACCGCCATCACGAATAGCAAAGAAGTTGATTCTTGCCTGAACCAATACGTTATTGGTTTCTGCAATCATATCCATTTTGAATCTGAAACTTACAATAGCATCTTGTGGTAACTCATCAAAATAAAATCTGCTACGATCTCTATCCCATATACGAGAGTATGTTTTAGAACCCGAACCTTCCCAAGCAATAGTTCCTGCTATACCCAAATGATTGCCTGCAGGTAACTTATTAGTTTCAAACCCGTTACAATCTACTTTTGTCCATTTACCTTCTTCTACATACAGACCATTACCCAGCACAGTGGCGTTTTGTATATTCTTTAATGTACTATCGTTTACATAATGATAACCACTAGGTTCATAATCGACATTTGCTAGATCGGTAACATCAATATCTGTTGTTGATTCGTCGCTGTGTGTTAGTGTTAATGTGCCGCACATATCACCCCATACGACACCACTTACTACAACACCAGGTCCATGATTGCCCATTACAAACCCAGTACCATCTTCTAACTCTATGAAGAACCCATCCTCCAACAACAAGAACATATCACCAACTTGTTCAATATCAATATCGACAGTAGTAGAATCATCCATAGTCAAGGTCAGTATGTCACCCTTGACTGCACCACTTGCTACTCCACCACCACCGGCGCCGCCTATCCAACTATTAGTAGATGCTTGATATGTTAGTACCTTACCATCCGTCTTTGCTGAAGCTTCTACATCATCAAGGTCCTGTATTCTGACTGCACCAGAACCATAAGTCAAACCTCGTTGACCCCAGCCGATTGCTGAAAGTTCACTAAGGTTCTTCTGTAGTAGGTCTAGTCTATCTGCGAGTTTGGCAATGTCTATATCAGATGAAAGTTCTTCTTGGACATCTTCTCGTTTGAGTTTGTCGATTGCCTTGACTGAATCTGCAATAAGATTTTCAGCAGCACCTATTTCTGACATCTGGTTAGTAGCAGAGTATTCGTGTATGTGCTGAATATCTGCCTCTTCCAAAACCCCTTGTATTTCTTGACTGACTTGCTCTGCTTCACCAGTAAGAACACTTAGAAAGTTTCCAAATGCGTCTGCCTGTTTCTCTGACTCCGACTTCTGTTCTTCTCGTAATAGTTGAAGTTGATATTCTGCTTCTTGAATTCGTCGTTGCTGTTCTAGTTTTAGTTCAGCATCTTCTCTTTTCCATTTCTCTTTTAGAGATTTGACTTCAGAAGCAGTAGCATTCTTCTTGGCCTTGAGTTGTCGTTGTCGTTCTTTCTTGATACGAGCTTCTTCGGCCTTACGTTCTTCTTCTAATAGGGCTTGTTGTTCAGCACGTTCTCTTGCAAGTTGTTCTTGATATTCTTTTTCTTCCGCTTCTTCTCTTTCCCATTTCTCTGAAAGAGACTGACCATCAGAGCCAAAGGCCTCAATGAAGCCTTCAAACTCTGATGATTTCTTTTTGGAAGTTTCAATATCTCTCTTTGTCTGTTCTAACTGACTATCTAAGTCAAAGAGCAGTTTAGAGATATCGTCTGAATAGTCTGCCATTTACACCCATTCCGATGTTGATTCGTTGAAGCCAAAGTTGTCATCGTCATCACCCGTACCAGTTGCCTGAACTGTAAACCGTTGAACTCGGGTAGGTGCAGTTGCTGGTAGGTCGCTGTATGTATCGGCCTGAACCTTTGTGATTGGTTTGGCTGTTGTAACAGGACCGTAGACGTAAGACTTAGCTGTAAATGATAATGTGTAAATGATTGCTCGTCTGGTCATAAAGTCACCTTCGTATGTATCTTCATACCCAACACTGTTGAGCACAAAAGGAACATCACGAACAATATCCATATCGGGAACTTCTTTTATCGACACAGTATACTCCGGTTGAAAGAACGGAAGTATCTGTTCAATAATCTGAATACCATCATCACTATTTTTTGCCATAACAAATAATTCAAAATTCATATTGTAAGGTACAGGTGTGTACTGTGTACTCATCTGTTTCAGTTTCTTATCAGTAGTATTAGAAACCTTTTTCTGCCTTATCGTTCTATTTAGTTTCCTTGTAGGGTCATAGTCAAACGACTGAATCTCAAACCCAATACGTGGCAAAGTCAGTGCAACCTGATTCGTAGCCCCGGGGTCTGCTGTAAGTCGTGTGATAAACTTCTGCTTTGGTCCATAGGCCAAAGGAACTTTCATAGTCTGTACTTCTGTACCAGAACTATCCTTTCGTGTAATCTGAATGTCATTAAACAAACTACCAAAAGCAATGATAGTCTTTCTTAGACTTTCGTTGTAAAAATACTGTCCTAACATTTATATACTCTCCGCTGGTTCACCAAATGGATTCTTTTCTGTGAAATCTAATACTGGATCAGTAGAACTCGTAACCGCATCTTCAATCCAATCATTGTCTGCCAACGGATCAGATGTAGTAATCGTATATTCTTCGTTGATGATGAAGAAGGAGTATTTCGATGTTGATTCTTCTGTCATTATTGAACCAAATCCAGTTTCAGTTTCAGATGTGAGATTACCGGTGCCACCATCTGTAGCCGTTTCAAGTTCGACGGTGCCTGTAGCATACAAATCAGTACCTCGTTCAAGTTCGATATTCTCAACGTAGTTTGTAGTTGCTCCCTGTTCAGAAAGGAACTGCCATTGTAATGCATCGCCTGTTCTATCAGTTTCGATGTCATCAATAGCATCAACGCCTGTGTCAAGTCTCTCGGCAGAGTATTCAACAGTACGGCAATAAAGTTTGTAGACTGGTAGATTATCTATCTGATAGAATGGGTCATCTATGTCTACAAAACTAATCTCAAATAAACGCCTAACATTAGGCATATAAATCCAATCACCTTCTCCAGGTCTCACGGAAGTAATCAGATTGGAATCGTGTCCGACTAGGTCTAACCAACGCCGACGAGCAACAACAAAGGTTGTCTCATCTCGTATCTCTAAACCAAATCGTGATACTAGTTCTTTCTCCCCTTCATAACCTTCAACAGTCTCCATATACATTTCCAGCATATAGGCATCATTGAAAGTTGAAAGTGGATCTTCTCCAAAGAGTTGGTCTTTGTTTACTAACTTGCGTGGCAGATAGTAACAGTCGTGGCCGTAAATCTGCAAAGCTTCTATGACTAAATCTTCATAGAGATATTGTTCCGAGATAGTGCCTTTGGAGAAGTAATGATTAGTTGGCACGACGATTCTCCCAGTATTTCTTTCGGGCCAAACTCATCTTGGCTTTTGTTTCTGCCGACTTTGGTTGTCTGCCTTTACCCTTTCTATTCTCCGACATAACTTTGATAGTTTTCTTCTTATGTCGTTTGCCGAACATAGGGTTCTTCTCACCATTTACATCAGCATGATTTTCACTAATCTTTTGTCTAACTTCTTCTGAATGTTTGTAGTGTTTATTTCTTTCTACTACATCAGGTCGTTTATTACCCTTGTTCTTACCAACCATAACCTTCGACATAAGTTTACTATGCTCAGGTCGTTTCTTACCATAGAGATTATGACTCGTATCTTTCCCAAACTCGTCTAGGGTCATTCCCTCTTTTCTTAGTTGTGCTTTAGAGGGGAATGGTTGTTTACCGATGTCTGCTGGATTGAAATCTTCATACATAACTTTAGCCAATATCCATGAGCAGCGGCTCTTCCCAAGTAAGTTTACTTTCTTCTTCTAGTCGTTCTATTTCTTCTTTGGCTTCGTTGTAGATCACTTCACCATTCATCGTGACACCACCCAACATCGTGACACCGTTGAACTTGATTAGGTTCTCTCCCCACTGTCTTTTGATAAGTGCAGTGGCATACCTCTTTAGCCAAAGATCGTTATAGATATCTGTCCAAGTCGTTGGGTCTAGTTTACGATAACATTCCATGATGATGTATTCACCAACTTCGATATCATCACCCCAATCCATATTGATGTACAGACGATTCTGATGCACATTGTACTGAATAGGTTTCTCACCGATTAGAATCATATCTAATAGGTCGAGTTGCCACATGGTCATCTGATAATGAATAACAGATTCAGATGAGAAATCATAGAGATCATTGAGTCTCAACTGATAACGAATGTCAAACATATTGAGATTACCACGATCACTGAAAGGCAATACTCTTAGAACACTTTGCACTGACTCTGGCATAGGAATGTATGCCTGACCTGTTGACCAAGTTACTTGATTGACACTCGTTACTGCAACAGCAGAGTCGTGATTAGTTGCAAGTGCAGCAGTAGTTAGTACGTTACCAGACTTGGCAGTGTATGCGACTGTTTCTTCTGCGTTGGTAGCGTCAGCAGCAATCTTGATAGTACCAGATGCCGGAAACTCTGAAGCGTCTGCTAGTGTAACAGATGTGTCTCCAGCAGTCAATGCACCATTCACTGTTGATGTAAGTTGATTGCCGTCTGTAGCAGTTACTGTCTCGTTTACATTTGCACGGTCAACATCTGCCTGTGTTATTTTGTGTTTTAAATAAACACGTTGCATCCCGTTATACTGAAAGGTATAAAAGTATTGTAGTGCTTCGTCTATTCGGTCATCGCATTGATCTTCGTCAATGTTGATATCAATAACCGGGTAACCGAGTTTTCTTTTACACCAAGTCTTTAGGGTTGCCTTTGAGTTGGGTATTGCCATAACTTATCCTAGGGCTATTGCCATCGTGACTGCTTTAGATGTTGCAGTTGCTGCAATCTCAGCAGTGCTCTGAGTATCTAAATTAGTCCTTGCAGCCGAAGCAGTTGTCGCTCCTGTTCCTCCATCAGACAAACCAATAGTATCTGAAGAAGTAAACTCAGCCAAACCTGTAGGGTCTGATCCTGTGTAAGTGGCCTTTAAAGGTGATTTGTCTGCCATATTTTATACCAGTTTTAATGTTGTCTTACTTGTTCCGCCTGATGTTGTAAAAGGAATATAAAGATTTGAGTTTATATCCGCCACTGTTCCAGTAACATTAGACTCTAGTGATTTACTTGTTCCATTAGATGTTGTGAAACTAATAGCCGTTGCTGTAATAGCCCCAGGTACAGCAAAAACTGTACCGTTACTGTGTTTAGAATATAATTTTTGATCTGCTGTATTAATAGCAAGTTCCCCAACCGACAATTCATTGGCGGCTGGGACTGCATCAGCTGTCGAACTCCTTTTTAATATAATATTAGGCATTTATTAGAATGTTCCACCATCAATCTGGTTTGTCCAAGCAGGTGTTCCGCTATTACTGTACAAGAAATATCCATTTGTACCAGCTGCAGTTACCTGTAAAGCACTTGTTCCGTTCCCATAGACGACACCGTTTGATGTAAATGTAGTAGCACCTGTACCACCGTTTCCAACAGGTAGTGAACCTGTCACCTTTGCAGTAAGGTCAATTGACCCTGCCAACATCGCATTAGTAATACCTGATGCTTTGACTCGTATTGCATCAGAAGAAACTTCGATAGAAGAATCATCAACTGCAACATCAATGGTATTACCAGTTTTTGTTAGAGCATCACCTGCACTAATCTGACCCGCACCAGAGAACTGAGCAACAGTAAGATTTGTTGAACCCATTGTTGGTGAGCCGTTATGAGTAAATACAAATCCGTTATCGGCGTTAGCAGTACCCGACTCAACGAATACGAAAGAACCGCCACTAAGTTCTGTACCGGTGTCTGCATCAGTTGTACGAGTAAGGACGTATGCTGCACCAGCATTACCTACGGTTGTAACTTCATAAATACCGTTTTGAACAGTTGAACTCTGATTTTTAACAAGAACTCGATCACCAGCAGAAGGTGTTGCACCATCAATAGAAAGAGCACCGTTGGAGTTAGCAGTTAGTGTAGCACCTACACCCGATGACCCGTTAGCATATGTTGCTGTAAGACTTGCTGTTGTAGCATATAGACAGGAATCTTTGACATCAAGTCCAGTCTTAACTGCATCAACATAAGCCTTTGTAGCAGCATCTTGTGCCTGAGTTGGATCAGTAACACTTGTGATACGAGAAGAACTCACATCAACTGTACCCGAACCATTTGGATCAAGTATGATATTACCATTTGAGTTTGTCGAACTAACTGTATTACCATCAATCGTAATGTTATCAACGTCAAGTGAAGTGATACCATTTAGATCGGTCTGTGTTCCGCCAAGTGAAATGGCGTCAGAACCAATTGTAAGCGAACTGTTTGCAAGATATGCATTAGCAATTGCTGTACCTTGCCATGTACCAGAGGCGATTGTACCAACTGTTACAAGTGAACTATCACCAGGATATGAAGTTGCATCACTTAGGTCAAATGCTGGAGTTGTATCGGACGCCCCAAGTGCAACTGAAACGCCACCAAAGTTGACTGATGAGTTAGCAAGTTGAGTATTTGAAACACCGGCAGACTTAATACTTACTGCACCAGATGATACAGAGAAATCAGCAGATGCAAAGGAGGCAACACCTTTATTTGCGTCTGTGGCTTCTTCCGCATCTAGAGTAAATGTATTTCCAGCATCATCATAAGTAACGTCAATACCTTCACCAGCAACAAATAAGTTGCTAATTCTGTCATCAACCCTTTCATTTGTATAATAAAGATTTGTAGAACCTTCACCAATATCATCTGACGATAGAACTAAACTTCCACCCAAAGAAACTTGATTAGTGTTAATAGTTACAGCAGAGTTTGATAAACTTGAATTACCTATATTCGATAAAGTATTTGAACTACCACTAATAGTTTTATTTGTAAGTGTCTGTGTTGATGCCAAGCCAGCAAAAGTATCTGACGTATCAGGGATTGTCCATGTACGATCAGCCGTAGGATCTGTTACTGCAACAGTTGTTTCGTGACCGTCATCTGTGGCACCTTCAAATATGATACTGCCACTAAACACACCAGTTGTTGTAATGGCTGACAAGTTACCTGTGGTAATAACTGTACCATCAACATCTGGTAATGTAATTGTACGATCCGCAGTTGGATCTGTTACTGTAAGAGTTGTCTCATGCGAGTCAGCTGTGGCACCTTCAAATATGACAGAAGCATCAGAAAGAGTAAGTTGAGAAACTGTAGGTGCTGTAATAGTCTTGTTTGTAAGTGTCTGTGACCCTGCAAGTGTAGCAACTGTACTGTCAATTGCGAAAGCAATTTGATTGTTACTTACTGTGGTATCAATACCCGTTCCACCGTGAAATGTAAGTATTTCGCCGGTTGAAAATGCATCGGTATTGGGTGTGCCTTGGTTATCTTTTAGTGTGAAAGTACCTGATGGTATATCGGCCCAAGCCGTTTGACCTGATCCGTTTGTTTTTAGATACTGGTCAGCACTACCGTCAGCCTGTGGCCAGTTCTGACCGTCAAGAACGATACTACCAGTACCGTTAGGAGTAACTGTGATATTACCGTTTGTATCTGTTGATGTAATTGCATTTCCGTCAAGTTTAAGATTGTCTACGCTAAATTCGTCTACTTTCTTATTTGAGTCTACAATAACACCTGATGATGCTGTAATGGTGCCGTGGGCATGATCCATAAGATTGGAGAAATATTTACCTCCAATAACATCAATATTAGCAGCTTCGCCGGATGTTTCTGTTCCAGTTCCGATGAACAATCTATCACCATTGTTACCTTGAGTACCGGTTCCATAAGTGTAGGCAAGTTCCCCTTGAGCTAACGCAGAAGGAGCGGACGTTGCTGAACTTCTTTTGATTTTTAAAATTGTTGACATTGTTGGTTACCTATTTGTTAAAAAACTCCACCGTTCAATATGATAGTTCCAGTATCAGTCTCAATGGTAGTTGTAGTTTTAAATTTGGCCGTTGGTGCATCATATATCAATAAGGATCCATCATCTAGAACAGAAGAATCAACGTCTGCTAAATTTTTCAACAAACTTTCACCAGGCACAGCGTGTTTGGATACAACAATTGTCTCCCCATCTTTAACTGTAGCTGATGTTCTATTGTTTGGAAAAATTTTTGCGTTTATTGCCATTTTTTTACCTTGTTACGCTTGGATTTACTGTGACTATTCCTTCAACTACTCTTGTAATCTTTCCACCAGCTGATGTTATAATCATATCCCATACATAACGACCACGGTCAAGTGCCGCAGTTTGTGTGTCTGTAAGTATGATTGTAACATTACCACTTGTTGCTGGCGAGTCGATGTTGCAAGTAAAGTCTGTCTTAGACGAACTCGCATAGTTCTTTCGTAAAGATGCTGTTGCTGTATAGTTTGTTAGATCAAACGCAGTTTCAGTACCGTCAGATCCTATTGAACTGACGGTTACCGTTGACTGATAATCAGCAGCAGCGTCAATGTTGAGGTTAGATATTGTTGCCACAGTTAAACTCCAAATTCATTTACTACTATTTATATGAATTTGAAGTTTAGTTTAGCGTGCGTTTGAAGTCTTGAATGGGCTTTCCGCAACAGCATAATACATATAATCATTTGAAGTAGAATTGTAATCACTACTATTACTTCTTATCTTAAAACCATTCGACAAAATATCTACACCCATACCTTTAGTGGCATTGCCGTTTCCTTCAGCGGCATCTGAATCGGGCCATAGATACTTGTTTGAGCCATCATCTGTTGATGAGTTGTAGTAGTTATATCCTATTCGTTTGTTATCAATAATGTATGAGTTACTGCCTGCATTAGTTATTCTCTTGAAGAATATGAAGGCGGGTCTAAAGCCCGTGTAAACAAATGGCCCATCTCCGTTCACACTGTTACCTGTATACTTACCTATCTTGCTGTAGCCGTCTACTGAATGGAAACAGTAAGCCATAATTTTTTGGTTTTGGCCCGGTTGACTATTAGTTTCAGAAGATGCACCAACAGAAACTACTGTTGCGGTTGGCTCCGTACTGTTCCATTGATTACTGCCATCAAACGAAGCAGCAGTTGTATTAAGATACATTGTTGATTGATCCGTTGTTGCCTGCCATGCAGTCGCCCAACTAAAAGAACCGCTGTCTCTATTTTTCGTTATGATTAATTCAGGTGCCTGAGAAAGCAAATGAGCAAAAGTATTGGAACTTGTGCCATCGCCTACATAAGTGACCGCACTAAATCCGGCTTCTGTATTTGCAGAACCTCTAATCAATGCTGTTGCTCCAGCCAACGATGATCCATAATTCGACCCATTAACCTTAACGCTTCCTGCTGTGGGTGTTGCGCCTGCGCCTGCGGAGTTATCAACAGTGGGTGCGCCTCCGGCTTTCCAGTTCCATCCAACGTAATTGTCGCCGCTTGTTCCCATCGCACTTTGATTGCCATGAGTAAAGCCGTCAGAGTCAAAGGAGTTAAGCATATCTGAGTGTGTTGACTCTGCACCTGCGCTACTAGATTCAATAAGTTTTCCGACACCTCTAATCGAATCAAACCATGCATGGTGTCTTGAGCCAGTGCTTCTGTTTTTGACCCACACAAAGTCTGGAGCCAGACCGACAGAATGGGATTGGCTCGTTGACCCATCACCTGTATACAACACCGTATTAAAGTGGTCAGCAGGAATAGCGATACTAGGATCGTCCAAATTGTCCGTACAAAGCGCCAAGTACCCTGAAGGCGGCGTGTAATAGAAGTCACCTATGCCGTTGCCGTCTTGGTTGCCTTGCGCAGTTTTTTGTCCGGCAAATGAAGAATCTTGGCCAAAGTTATGTGTTGCTCTTTCTGCACCAGAACTACCAGCCTGATCTACATAACGATAGGCATAAGTTGCTGTTGTTGGCATACTACTAAAGTTTGCATTGGTAGTAGTGCCAGCCGCAATTTCCGAGGATGTTGCACTGTTGTCCCAAGTGCCGTTCAGACCATACCATAAGGCACCAATATCAGCATTAAACGCAACCATAATAACAGAGTTGTCGGGTGTGGTAGTTGCCCAGTTACGGTTATAACCTCCAGTGTCACCCGCGTTTCTAGTTACAGCATACGAAATATCTTGAACTTCGGTATTCACATTTAGAGCGGAACTAGAAATATCTTTTAGATGTACTTCCCAATACCATTTACCAGAATCAATATTAAATGTTGATCTAACTCTTCCTGTATGGGCTGTGGAAGAACACTTCATTTCCAGATTTCCTTCTACCAAAGAATATCCAGAAAATGTATCCTTATCTAATGGATTAAGAGTACAAAAGTTATTTGTTGGGCTGTCCAGGACCTGATCCGTTGCAGCCAAATTGGTAATTGAGAAATCGTTGGCGTTCCCAGAGTTGTCTGCACCAAGACCACCGTTAGAGTCCGAATGGATCAAAAGTTTAGTGTTAGCGTCATTGGTAAATGCTGTTGTGGATGGGGTAAAGGCTCCTGTATATCTGGCGCTGTTGGAGATTCTTATTTCATCTAGATAGCCGTTTAAGTCATCACCAGTGTTGTACCTACCAATTTGCAATGCCCCAGTGTTGTTTGTGATGTTCCCGCCGGGACTTGTTCCAGTAACCGAGAAAGCCGTTCCATCAACATAATACGTTACGGTTCCAGAATTTCTGACCATCGCAACGTGATACCAAGTGTCTGCCGCCCACGTTACGACTGTCTGCTCAACATCCATCCCGCTTCCGGCGTCGTAGAAACCTAAACTGTTGTTCGTCAGGTCAGCAGTCAAATACCATCTGTTTGAACCGTCCTGATATTGGCTGAACAGGTTTTCACTTCCCGCGCTGTCATTGAAGCGCACCCAAGTTTCAAGAGTAAAGTCACCTGTGCCAAATGACCAGTCACTTGAATCAGCGCAACTTAAATAATCACCAGAGCCATCAAACTTAATGGATGAACTGCCGATCTTCTCCTGATCGCGGGAATGGGCTACGTTGCCGTTAGCAGTTATAGTGTGCGATGAAGAACTACTATCCGTAAAACTATTTGTTAGTTCCGCGCTTGAGAATGGAAGGTAGAAGCCGTTAGTGCCGTAACTTCCGGTGTACTTGATAGGAACCCATTGGTTAGTATCTTCGTTGGTTTCACCAAAAGATGCAGCTGTAAGAGCTTGACCGTCTATTGCATGGCACTCAGCCATGTACGATTTGAAAGGTTGAGATTCAGATTCGTTTTCACCAACAGTACACGATGTTGATAACAACATACTATTCAGGTTTTGAGCCGGAGCCGTGTCTGTCGATTTTGTTTGCAGAACGCCATTAACATAAAAGTTTACTCTATCAGAACCAGAGGCTTGAGCACTATCATATACTAGGACTATATGATACCAACTAGCGGGATCACGAAAAAACATAGATGTATAGCAATCAAACGATGTGCTTCCACTAACTTTTCCAGTCCAAAAAAGAGCTCCGTTAGCGTTCCAAACAACTTTCTCATAGTTGCTGGCATCAGTGTACCCATAAAATAAGACTGTCGCGGCCGCTCCGATATTTGCTGGCTTTACCCAACAACTGATTGTTACTTTATCAGGGTTTGTTCCAGAAGAAAAACTTTTCCTAAGATAGCCATCGCTGAACCGCAACGACTGGTCGATATCATAGCCAGTCGCCTGGCCAGATGTGCCAGCGAGCATATTTGATCCAATTACAGACATTTATGATAAGTTCAGTGTAGCCACCGCATGAATGTTTGATCCATCCAATATAACGTAATCAATACGATCCACCGCACTAGCAGTTGTTGTTAGTGTAGGTGCTGTACCACCAGCGAAGTCCCAATCTGAACCCCAAGAGGCAGTCCGAGAACCTGTGCCATCCTGTGTGATAAAGATAGAACCACTCTGCCCTGCCGTATCGTTAGAAGGATTGGCAAACGTGGCATTGTGTGCAAGTGTAACAGAAAAGTTATTGCTGTCTGCCATGTCTATCGTAATAGTCGTAGCAGAAGTCAATGCAGTAATCTCTCCACGTTGCCCAGCAGTCCATGTATTAGCTGAACCTACACTGGCATCACCTTTAGCAGATATTTGTGTCTGTGCATTAGAGGACAGAGTGTTGATGTATTGTAACTCTGTACTCGTTACACTTCCGTCTGCTAATTTTGTTGCATCAATGCCAGTTGCTAATGATGCAGGTGCTAGAGTTGTTAATGCCATCGTTTATTCCTCTTATGTGTTAGCAACACTCACAAAACTTGGATCGGCAGGATGATCTGGAGAAGTAGGCCAGGAGTCAGCGTGACTACCTAGTTCTGTCCAAGATACTTTATCTACCGTTGTGTCTGTTGTGATATTAGGTGCAGCCCATGTTGTATTACCTTCTGAATCAGTTGTACCTGTCTTGCGTGTGTATGTTACTGGGTGTGCCCGATATGCTTTGATAGCATCAAGATCAGCCAATGCATTGATTGCTGTTTCTTTAGCGTTAGCAGTTGTTCGTAGTGCTGTACGATATGTTGCCCAAGCAGTAGGAACTGCTGTGCCACCGTCTGCTGCACGAATACTCATCCAGTCAGATTGTGCCAATAGACTTGCTGCGTGAGCATTGACTTCTTCTACCATGTTTGCTTTGAGGCTTGCTGTAGATTTAGCAGTTGTAGCATATGTACCGACTGCTTCTGCACCAGATGTATCCCAAGTTAGTTCGCCTGTGTTATAGTAGCGACTATCTACTGCTGTAATGCTTGCGGGTTTAATACCAATGGCAGCCAGTTCTGACTTTGACCATTGTGTGAAAATATTTCTTGGATGCTGGACGCCATCCTTTGTTATGCCTCTAGGGGTCTTTACTAGTCCAATTCCATCAACGTACCACATTTTTTACTCTCCTATGTTGTACCATGTTGCCATGATTTGTTATTATACTATTTATCTAGCATTAGCTGTCTTGAATGGGAACTCTGCAAAAGCCAAATACATAAATTTATAACCTAAAGTATCATTGGTTCTTGAGTTAGTTCCTCTGATTTTTATTCCGTTAGATACAAAATCAATATTTCTGGCGGCAGAAGATTCTTCTGTCGAATTTGCATCAGGATAAATTTGGGTATTCATCACGTTGGTTTCATTTCTTTTGTTGTCGTAAATAGCCCAGTTATCTCCACCTACAGTTGCGTATTTTTTTACTAGGAAAAATGCAGGTTGAAATCCAGTGTAAATAAACGGCCCATCTGCATTGCCATTACCTGTGTAATTACCTATCTTGCTGTAGCCGTCTACGGAATGGAAGCAGTAGGCAATGTAATTTTTAGTATTTGTGTTTACATCACCCGCATCTTTGACAGTAAATACTGAAGATGTTGGGGCGGTAGAATTCCACATCTGAGTGTTAGTATTCTCAGCCGCAGTAGAACTTAGCGTGATGTAATACAACCAACTGGTTAAAGCGTCACTACCCACTTGCCATGCTGTGCTGGCGTCTGTTCTGTTTTTAACAATCAATAATTCTGGGGCAACACTTAACCCATGACCAACCGTAGCCGTGCTACCTGTGCCGGTATAACTGACTATCGAAAAACCCGCATCCGTATTTGCGCTTACTGAACTAGTGATAGAGCCGTCATCGTTAGAAACTGCTG